TGACGACATCTGCGGCAGCATCACGATGTTCAGCGCAGCAGGCTCGACCACGGCGGCGACCTTTACGGTCAACAACTCCACGGTGGCCATTAACGACGTTGTCATCTTGAACCAGCGCAGCGGCACCAATCCCTACGAGTTCGTCGTGACGGCCGTTGCCGCAGGTTCTTTCAACATCAACTTTCGTAGCATTGTGGGCACGGCAACCGACGCGCCGGTCATCAACTTTGCCGTCATCAAGGCAGTCACCGCTTAATGGCATTAGAAAGTCCAGTGCAGCGTGACGGCGACCGAGGGTTCCTCGGCTTTGCCTCACGTCTTAATCCGCTGGCGCTGCCCGCTGGCATGTTGCAGGACTCCGTGAACATGCGCCTTGATCGCGGCGTGGCGCAGACGCGCAAGGGCGCGAAGCGGCTGGCCAGCGACATCTCGGTAAGCGGAACGCCGCTGACGGTGCCGTTTATCCTAGAGCCAGCGCCCAACGAGAAGATCGTCCGCGCTGTCTACGACGGCGGCATCTTTACTTCGGCCCTCATGCTTCTGCCTGAGGAGAACATCGGCACCGAGGCGGTGCTGCTGGCGGGACCGGACAGCGTCTTCACCTACATCACCGACAGCGCACTCGACATCACCTCGGCCGGTGCGGCAGCCGTGCTGGCGGTCAGCGCCACGGAGAACCTCGTTACCGACACCAATGATGAACTGCTGGTCATTGCCCTGCCGCCTGAGATTAGCCTGCCGACCACGCCGGACGAGATCATCGAGCCGACCGACAAGGTTTCTATGCTTCAGGCTTACAATCGCCTGTATCTCTTCCGTGAGGCCGACCGCAATCAGGCCGGATGGGGAACTAATTTTACCAGCGCACAAGGCATTGAGGTCTCTGGCACTGTCGCAACTGTTTATGTGGACGCTCACGGCTACGAGCAGGGCGCCCGCGTCCGCATTGAGGGCGGTGCGGCGGCAGCCTTTGCGGGACACGAATACAACATCGCCTCGGTGATCGACGCTGACCGCTTCACCATTGAGGTGCCGAGCGGCACCCCAAGCGAAGCCGGTGCCAACACTCAGGTGCGCAGGGTTAAGCCGCCGCTCTACTGGGACGGCAACCCCGCCAACGATTTTGTCCGCGCACCGGCCGGTGTTCCGGCTGAAGGCCCGACCTACAAGAAAATGCGCTCGGTGCCGTGGGCGGCCTACATCAACAACCGGCTGATCCTTCCAGACGGGCGCCAGAACGTAATGATTTCCGACGTGCTCGACCCCGATCTTTACGATCCGTTTTGGGCGTCGTTCCGCGTGGGCAAGGGCGGGAACGATTACATCGTGGCCGTGCATCCGTGGGTCGAGGGAACAGTTTTGGTCTTCTGCCGCAAAAGCATCTGGCTTGCAACGATTTCTCAGGTCGCAGCGACCGGAGGCAACGGCTTCGACATTGACTCAGCGGTGAGCAAATTGGAGTTGCTCACCGACGAGATCGGCTGCTCGGCGCGGCGGACGATCGTGACGGCCGGAAACTTTGTCTACTTTCTTTCCGACAGCGGCGTCTATCGCCTCGATGCGCGACTCGATCTCAAGCTGCGCGGAGACACCAAGCCTCTCAGCGACCCGATCGCCGACAAGCTGCAAACGCTCAACACCGATCTCATCGAGGACTCGGTCGCTGTCTATCAAGACAATCGCTACTACCTCGCCGTGCCGCTGGCCGACAGCACGGACAGCAATGACGGCGTGTTTATCTATAGCCAGCTCAACGAGCAGTGGGAAACTGAAGACATCTATGGCTTCGGCGTGAATAACTTCTTGGTCGGCAACGTGGCGGGCGAGCGGCGCATTATGATTACCAACCGCGCCGGATACCTCATGCTGCTCAACCAGCGCGAGGACGGCGACGACAGCCCCGACACCACAGTCAATGTCGTGTCGCCGGTTCCGGCCAGCATCCGCACCCGCCGCTACGACTTCGGCGACATGCACTCCAAGCGGTTCCTTCGCACGATTGCCGATGTGGTCATTCCGGCTGGGGCGAGCATTACGACCAAGATCAAAACGATCAACCCCGACGTGGAGGACGCCACTATCGGCACGCTGACCAACACTTCCGGCGGTCTGGAGGACTACAACGCCAAGTCACCGATCCGCTACAAGGCTCACGCAGCCGAGATACTTTACGAGACAAACAACGGTCGGCCAGAAATCCGTGGGGCCAGTATTGAGGCATCGCCCAAGAGCAACCCGCCGACTGAGACAAGGAACGCAGCTTAACAACTAAGGAGCAAAATCATGGCAACTGTAACAGCAAGCAAAACATGGGTGAGCGGCGAGACCGTAACCCCAGCCGGACTTAACCTAACCGCAGCACCAACCGTGGCGTTCAGCACCGCCGCCGACACGGACGACGCCACGCTGGAAGTAAGCGGTGGAAAATTTCGCGTCAAAGACGGCGGGGTGGCCAACGCCAAGCTCGCCACCGGCATCGACGCCAGCAAGCTCACGACCGGCACGCTGCCGATTGCGCGGATTGCCGACGCGGCCGTCACACCGGCCAAACTCTCTCAGCCGCTGACCCTGCGCACAGCAGTCCCAACAACTTCGGGAACCTCGATAGATTTTACCGACATTCCTTCGTGGGTGAAGCGGATCACCGTAATGCTCGGCGGTGTCAGCTCAACCGCAAGCAGCGATTTGATGATTCAACTCGGAGACTCTGGAGGATTTGAAATTTCTGACTACACGAGTCTCGTGGCGGTGGTGAACACATCTAGCGGCACGGACGCCACTGTATTTACGGCTGGCTTGGGACTCACAAGGGGAGGAACGGCAAGCTCCTTGTATAGTATTGTTTGCACGATCAGCAGTCTTAATCCGAGCACTAATACATGGGTGTCTAGCACTAATGGTGTGACCTCAACTTTGAACGCTGTCTTCCACGGCTCTGGAGTGAAAAGCCTGTCAGGCACTCTAGACCGCATCCGCTTAACAACTGTGGGCGGCACAGGAACATTCGACGCAGGGACCGCCAACATCATGTATGAGGGCTAAGACCCCATGGCAACTCGCCCACAGCACCGCAATGTCAACCGGCGTCACGCCGGAAGAGTGGGACCGGCGCCTCGGCCGGTGTCTGGCCAGCGGCTGGGTGATCTCTACACCGACAGAATTTATTGCCTTCCATGAAACAGAATACCACGACCAACCGGCGTATTTCGTTCTCATGGCAGCAGGCGGCGGCGGCAACGTGCTCGCTCGGTTCATGCGCTATGCGCCAGAGCCGAAGCCGTGGGTGCTCTGGTGCCGAAACAACGAGTCGCGCATCCGCGCATTTCATTGGGAACAACTAAGCAAGAAAGCAGGGATATAACTATGGGATTTGGAGGACAACAAGCATCAGCGCCGACACTCGACCTCGGCCAATCATCAGACCTTCTAAGAACGCAGCTCCGCATCCAGCGGCAAGAGCTGCCGCGCATGGCGAGGGCCGCCGGTGACGCCAGCCGTGAGCAATACCGCTCCAACATCGACTTCGGCCTCGGCCTGCTCGGTGACGCCAGCCTGCGCCAACGCTACGAGGCGGCTATGCCCGACGAGATGCGGCGCCGCAATGCGCTCTTGGCACAGTTGGACGCGGCCGACACTTCCTCGCCGGAATACACTCGCCTGCAAACGCAGTTGCAGGGTGCGGTCGGCGAGCGCGCCGGTATGCTCTCGGCGCAGGACGAGCGGGACGCCACGCAGCAGGCGCGGGCGGCCATGGCAGCACGGGGCATGGCCACGGGCAATGCCGGAATCGGCGCCGAGCTACTTAACCGCGACCGCTTTGTTCAGCAGCGGCGGGCGCAGGATCTTGGCATCCTCGGGCAGTCCGCCCAGCTCGCCGAGCAGGAGCGTGCGCGGCGAATGGGTCTCGGCCAAGACAGCTACAACTTCGCGCTGTCCAGCAACCCGAACATGATGGCAATCGGCGCTGGGTCGCCCTACGCGAACCTGACGCAAAATTCGATGCAGATGGTCGGCCAAGCACGCGGGCTGGAGCCGATGTATTCGGGTGGGCAGTTTAGCTCTGGTGGAGGCGCGGGGGCAGCAATGGGCGCTGGCGGCGCACTACTTGGCGCTGGCGTTGGCGCCCTGTTGGCCGCTCCTACTGGCGGCATGAGTGTCCCCATGGGCATGGCGCTAGGAAGCTCGCTTGGCGGTGCCACCGGAAGCCTCGGCGGGTCGTTCTTTAGATAACAACAGAAAGAAAAACACAATATGACACCAGCACAGTTTTGGGCAATCGAACAAGGCAACCAGCAGAACCGGCAGGAGTTCATGCAGGGGCAGATGAACAACGTGATGAGCGGACTCGCCGGTCTTGCGCAGTCGTACAGCGACAACAAGGCCATGGAGGCCAAGGCGTCAAGCTACGACAAGATTGGCGACATCCTCGGCAGCGCGATGTTTAAAGGCAATGACATGGCCATGAACGCGCTCGGCGAGCTGAAAAAGTCTAAAGATCCGCGCGAGAAGGTCATGGGCTATGAGGCGCTGCTGTCGTTTGTCGGACCTTACAGCAACTTCATGATGGCCAATCGGAATGCTGGGATTCGCCAGAATGCGCCGATTGCCCAGCAGAATATCGACAACGCCAACACCCGCGCCGAAGAGGGTGCGAACTTTGACGGCACGTCGCTGCCCACTTTCGGCAATCAATGAGTCGCCGCCGCGACCAGCGTTATCCGCTGAACCAGCCACCGGACGGTATGGTGGTTGAGCCAGCACTTCCATCCAAAGATCCCATGACACCTAGCCAACGAAGCGTTAACAATTCACTTGCAACGGCCGATGAGGAAAATCTTCCTCCCGTAACCGATGCCCAGGGCAACCCGGTGCCGCTGGACGAGTTCAGCCCGCCGGACGACGCCATGGTTGACCCGACGCCAGCCGAGGTTCGTCGCGCCACGATGAGCGTCCCGTCCAAGGGCGTGCATTTTAACTTTGAGCCGTTCCAACAAATCGCGCAACTCCATGCCGCAGGCCAAACCGACGAGGCGCGCAACATTTACAACTCCCTCGATCCCCAGTCGCGCTATGTTTACGAAAATATCAAGAACATGAAGAAGGTGCCGGCGTCGGAGGCCGCAAGGTTGGCTGATGAGTTCCGGCAAATGAGGGACCGGCAGGCGATGCAGAGCGCAAGCAAGGCAGCGGACCCCGCCAAAGAGCGCGAGCAAGCGCAACAGGCGGCCCGCGTGCAAAGCGTCCTTGGCATCATGGATAAATACATCGCAGATGACAGCGACCTAGACAGCCTAGTCGGCCCAGCGGCGGGCAGCTTTGTGGCCAACGAATGGGACAAGTGGAATAATCAGGATCGCTACGCCAAGCGGTTTGAGCTGAGTTTCACGACCAAGACCGAGGTGCTGGAGGCGGCCAAATATGTCAAGCCGCTGTCGAATGACGAGCGCAAGTTCCTCGAAGAGATGTTCCCGCGGCGCGACGATCCACCGCAGGTGTGGCGCGAGTATTTCGGTCGCACGCGCGAGATTCTTTCTCAGGGTCTGCCGCAGCAACCGCCAGCGCAGGGCGCC